TATTAGGATATTCGGTCAAACTAACACCTCTTATGCCTTTTATTTGTGTTATGTTATACTGCTCCCACTTCCACAAATAGACGTTTTTAACACCGCTTAAAGTGTTTTTGCATGGCTCTAGCCTGCCTCGACTAATCGACATCTTCCAAATACCATTTAGTAACACGTGGATAGTCTTTTAAATATATACCACCTACTAAATTATTACTTCTTACGGGATCAACATCATAATTATTAGCTTGTGCGTCTTTATATTCAGGTATTTCATTGCCTTTATTACAAAGATATTCCTCTAATTTGTCAATATAGTACTGAGCCTTTGAATTAATTGCCGATACTCGCCTAGTTACGCTACGTTCTGCGGCAATTTGGCTATCGCTTGGTAGTACATTAAAGACTCCATTGTTATTTACTTGCATATCTGCGAATAAAAGGAATTCCGCAAACACGCTATTCCATAAGATAGGCTTACAATAATCAAAAACTATCTTTTTATAATGCCCTGTAAGGCTGTCTATACCGTTATCTGTTATGTCGAGTAGTATCTTATCTAGTAAGGCAGTACCTAGCGTAGGCTCTAAGATAAAGGTCTGCTGGTCGGGTATCATATATGAGTATTTACTCACGTCTACATTACCGCCTAGTGCTGTATTCTTACCTACTTCTTGGGGTGTGATTATATTTGCCATTAGTTAGTTATTTACGAAAGACGCCCTCCGTTTTTCATGTCATTTGGTTGTTGTGCTACTTTCTTATTATTTACTGGCAGTCTAAAGTCTGCTCTATCGCTTGGGTCTATCTCTAAAATCCTACGTCTTGCCTCATTAACGCTTATTTTCTTATTGTTACGTTTTAAATAAATTTGACGCTGCCAAAAGTGCTGGCAATTTACACCGCCTTTGTACAAAAATATATCGTATGTATTAGCACCGTTCGGTCCCATTTTAGCCTGTACTACTTTATTACTAGCCGCGTCTATATCTTCCTTACGATAAACTAATTTAGCACCTAAAACGTTCTTACAAAATTGACGCTCTGGACTTGCACTACCTTTATATACATACCTTACTTTAAATAGTCCGTTATCTTCGTCGCTTCTATTGTTAGGGCTGTTATCTATTGGGCTGGCTAGATTAATTTCTACCGGTACACCGTTTATTTTTTCTTCGCTTATTAATTCCCAATCCTCAGACATGACTTCGCCTAAATCGATAAGGTATTTAGAGCCGTCTATGTGGTCTTCACTTAATGCTGTGGGTAATACCTCAGTTTCTTCTATCTCTTCTTTTCTGTTTAATGGATCAAAATATAAATCTAGTGTAATTCCTTGCTCTTGTAAAAAAGGCGTTAAAGCGTCGATGATTATATCCTGCTCGGGGTTAATTCTCATATCCATTGTAAGACTTAACGCGGTGTCTAATTCATCGGCATTATTTCCTAAACCTGCGCTGTCATTTATACCGAATAATCTAGGACTAACAACACCATGCGCTCGCATGATCTTTTGCTCACATTGTGAGTTTATACTTTCCCATTGCTTGTGGCTATCGCTTACCTCTAAAGGTACAATCTCAACCGCTGCTTCCTTCCCATCGTTAAAGGATATAAAAACTTTACCAGCGTTAGAACTGCCAGTCATTCGCTCCCTAATCTTGCGCTCTATCTCTTCTCTTTGTTCTTCGTCTGGAGGTACACCGTTGTTCATGTTAACTATATAACCGTAAGAAAAACCGTTTTTAATATGCGATATATAGAAATTGCTAATCTCCTCCTCTATTTCGCAATACTGCAAAGCACTTTGATACTTAGGTAATGAGTAATAAGATGAACTATCTTGATTATCGTTTATATAAAGTATTTCTGTTTTTCTGCCGTTTGTTGTTCCGTAAGCAGGATAAAATTCTGGTATAGTTTTATTTGTGTTATACCAGTCGTTTGAGTACCAAAACCCTGTAATCTCGTCGTCGTCTTCTACCTTGTTAAAAGCTAATTTTGTGACATCAATAAACTTTGCTTGCTTCGTTCCGTTAACGTTTGTAATAATCTGAAAAGCTGCGTTAAATTGCTTTGAGTATTGTTTAACTACTTTTCGCAAATCCTTCTTAGGAATAGCTGTTAGCATCTTGGCATATTGCATAGGCTGTCTACTTGCATTTCGTGCCATTAATCCGCGTCCAAAAATAAGATTTGCGTAAGCGTTTAGAATCGTGCTATTTGTTGGGCTGCCTATAAAGCGATCTTCTACATACTGAAAGTAAGAATTATTGCGTCCATTTAAAACCCAATCTTTACCGCGTATTTCTTCCACTACTGGCTTAACGTAATTGCTTAAATTTATTATGCTTAAATTATTACTCATATCTCAAAATCTTGTAAGTCTGTTTGTGAAGTAACGTATATCTTTGATCTATATAAAACTTGCGTACTATCATTAATTACTATCGTAAAGCCATCGCCCTCGATCATATTAACGCCGCTTAAATCTAGGTTAATGATTCTGTAACCTAGATTATCGTTTGTCGGTGTTAAGCCTGTTACAGTAACCTCATAGTCTCCATACTCCCTAACAAGCGTATAACTAACGTCTTCTAAATTATACTCTCTAGGGATGTATCTAAAACTGTAAGAAGTAGCATTTGGATTAATTACTTTCATATAGTTATAACGATAAAATTATGAATTTGTTTATTTTGTTGTATATTTGAAAAAAAAGGTTATGAAGAAATGTAAACAGTGTGATCAAGAAAAAAGTATTGATAATTTTTATAAAACAATTAAAAAACAAGATGGTACTCAAAGTTATGATTCAACTTGCAAAGATTGCAGGATTATAAATAAAAAACAATATCAAAAAACAGATCAATATAAAAAATACACAAAAACATACAGAAATAAAAATAAAGAAAACATAAATAAAAACGCAAAAGATTACTACATAAAAAACAAAGACACAGAAGAATATAAAAAAAGAAAAAGTGATTATCAAAAAACAGAAAAAAGTAAAGAATATCAAAAAAAATATTATCAAGAACATAAAAAACCCCTTACAACTAAGTAAAGGGTTTTTAATTTTAAAGTAATATAATATTACGGTGTTATCGGTGTGCCATCTACTAACGCTTCTAAAGCTGTTATAGTAGCTGAATCCATTAACGGTGCAATCTCATTCTCTTGAGCTGATAAAGTCAAGTTGTAACCGTTAAAATCGGCTTTAGCTCCGCCAGTTCCGATAGTGCTTCCTGTAGTTTCCATGCCTTCGGTAATACCCACAACATGATAGTTAGAGTTATTATCTCGTATAATCACAACTGGTCTACCAGCTACAATTGAATCTATTTGCGCGTGTGTAAGTACATCTTGTTTCTTTAACACCAAGGTCAAAGTCTGCGTGTTTACTCTCGTGCCGCTTTCTCTACTTCCTATGATAGCTTCATCAAAAGTGTTACCCTCTGCTAGTGTTTCATATTTGAAAACGGTTGTCAATCCTGCCGCTATTGCAGTTACAGCATTATCTGTAACCGTAAACGCTCCGTCAGCTTCTGCAAAATTTGCAAAGTACACCGCTCGAATACCTCCGAGCGTGTCTTTACAAGGTTCTGATCTGCCTTTTGTTACTGCACAACTCATTATACTGCTGCTATTGTTGAAACGTAGTGAATGATTTGCGTAGATTCGTTATATCCTACGCCCGCATTGTAAACCATTTTACCTCTTATTTGTCCTGTCATAAGTCCGATAGAGTCTTCATCTAAAAACTCAAGTCGCATCAAGTCCTCAACCAGTCCAGTAACCATTAAAAGATTCTCTTTTTGATATACAACTATTGTATTATCAGCTAATCCGTTAACTTGTGTTAGCGTGTACTTACCGAATTTAACTTGCTTTTCTTCGGTGTTACCGTCATTAGCGATTCCCTTAGAGATTAAGTAAAAAGAATATGCTTGAAAAACGTCAGCAGAAACCAAAACCTTAACGTCTAAACGTCTTAATGCTCTTGGGATTGCGTTAAGAACTTTCTTTAATTCAGCTTCTACGTTAGATTCTGTAATAGGTGCGCCACCTGCAACTATTCCGTTGTTAGCTTTTATAATTCCTGAA